CATCTCGATGGTCCAGGTGATCTTTGCCGATCCACCGGATGGATGACTAAAAGTGGCAGTCACCTCTTCGTTGGTGAGCACGTTCCACTCGACCTTGCCGCCCTGCTGCTGAAACCTAGCCATCATGGTTTCTGCTTTCAAGGTTGGTCGACCTTGGATGATGTGATAGTCACGCGCTGCTAACGCGGGGTGATAGCCTTCAGCCTGGGCGATCAGCATCAGAGCAGTTGCCTGCTCGACCGTCTTCATGCCAAACAACTGAGATTTGACAACAGCAACAGCCATTGTCTGGATATCATTAACGGTTATTAACTGGCTCATGTTCAAGTCCCTCTAACATAAGATTGGCATATTCAGAAGCTGAGTCCCTGATCATCTGCTTAGACTGGTGATGATAGGGATTCTCTCGTTTGATGATAAATGCGGCCATCGCAAGTGCTCTGTACAAGTGCCACACATCATCGTCATTGACCGACTCTTCATTCATTTGATAAGGAACCTTCTAGATCCGGGAACCTCCCGGACAAACTGATCGTACATCTGAGGATAGGCTTCCTTGAAAGCGGTGGCATCAAACTTCCTGCTGCCTTTAGCTGACTTCCAAGTTGCCAGAACACTACCATCAACAGACGTTAGAACGTCCCTGTCGCGCATGAAACGCATGACTGCGAGCTTGTGCTGCTCCTCTGCGTCTTCGATGCTCTTACGCTGTTCTGTAAGGCTAGAAAGCCTAGCAAGGATAGATTCAAGTTCAGCATTAGCAGTAGCTACAGATGCCTCAGAAGTAGGAAAGAGCAACCTTGCCTGCTCGATAGTCTCAGGCTCTGGCTCAGTGTTAGATGCTACATAGCCCCACCACTTAGCGCACCACTTAACGTGGTCTAGCATCATGTCAGGAGTGACATCTACCGGGATTACTTGCAGCTCCTGGCCTCCCAGCAGCACTGCCAAGTAGACCTTGCTGATGCCGTGGACTGTAGCCTCGTGGATACACTGGATACGATCAGCGTCAGGCATGATCCCGGACTCATCGAACTTCTTTCGCTGACTGCCGTTGTAGTTCTTGGCTTCAACCAGGAAACTTCCATCGGCAGCAATGAAGTCAAAGTGACTTCTAAGCCAGGGTTCTTTGGGATGTGACATCGCATAGTCAGCGTCCTTCAGCTCGACCTGTAGACGCTCCTGCACCAGTCGACCAATGACTGGCTGCATCACATGACCCATCTTGACGTTCTCCTTATCGGAGATGTCCTCAGGAATGATCTTGCCCTGCTTAACGAGGATAGCTTCTGCTGCTCGACCATTAGCAGCCATACGGCTATCACCGGACCACCAAGCAGAGTTACGGATCTCAGGTGAGAAGTCACTCATCGTTGTGTACCTCTTTGGCTTCCCAGAAAACAGCCGCCTCCCCACACTTTCCCTCACCAGGAGTCATCAGGAACATCCGTTGGTTATAGGCGTAAGAGTAGAGTTTGGCCCCAGAGACTGGGTGAATGTTGAAGAATGCAGCGCACTTAGCTAGTGCGTAGTCTGGGTCCCCATCGCGGGGCAGGAGATGTTTGCAGTGAATACACAGTTTCATAAGATCACCTATAGATAAGATTAACGAGAGACAACAATAGATCACAGATAAAACAGTCTGTCAACTGTTTGTTCTCCTGTCTGATGTTTCAGACAAAAGAACCTCCAAGGTGGTATGACCAACCACCCCGCCCGTAGGGCCACTCATGGGGCTACTACCAGCGAACGCTTGACGCCAGATTCAATCATGCCGAGCCTGAGACCACCCAGGAGGTTCGACACTTGTGCAGTCGCTCTGGAACGCTGCGCGGCTCGCTGGGGGTGGTACTCCCAGGCCGATGTTTCCTTCCCTGCGGCCCATCTAGGCCCACTTCTGCGCGAGGAGTGCGGTTGTGTGGGCGAAAAAAAAGACTTACTGCTGCACCCGGTGGAAGACCCCATAGGGGCCAGATGCATGAGTAAGTCTTCTTTGTCACCTTCCACAGCAACGGGTAAACCCTAACACACTAATCACCACAAAAGCAAGAGATATCCTCTGAACTATCGAACATATCTATCTGACGGTTGGCTGCGTCCAGCATGGCCTGGTAAGACGGACGGTCTGTGCGGAAGTAACCACCAGATGGTTTGTCAGGTTCTGTGATGGTTTCCATCTTGGCCCACCAGATTGCTCGTTCTGGTTCTCTTGAAATTAGGCTCATGACCTTATTCGTATTCTTCAAGAAACACAGATCACAGTTTCCCCAGGGTGTCTCACCGTTGATGTTGTCCAGCTCTAGATCGAATGGCTGCTCACGCCAGAAATTGGCTACGTCATGCTTGGTGATGCCTGCAATCCCGCAGGGAGCGTATTTAGTCTCGTGAGTACCGTAGTCCTGGTTCTTGATCTTAGATAGCCTGCGCTGCTCGTCTGCCCTGATGCCTATCCAAGATTCCCATTCCGTCCATCCTATGGACTTGAGATATCGGTGGCAGGTCCTGACCTTTAACTCTACTGTGCAAAACCTGACTAGTGGGTTAGGAAGGTACTTACGTTTACGGATGATTGCCTCAAAAGGTTCACCGTTTCGGCTGGCAGTCTCAAACGAGACCTTCTCAAACTTGGTTTCAGAGTCTCTAAACTCTAACCAATCTATCTCTACCCCCCATCTCACAGAGCATTCATTCACAAACTTGAGTGTCTCTTCCCGTTCTTTCCCGGTGTTCTGAAAGCACACTCTTGCTTCATCAGGGAGGCCGTCGTTGGCTTCCAGAGTGCGGTAGAGCATATATGCAGAGGTTCTACCTCCTGAGAAGGATATGCAGGTAGGTCCGTTGATCTTAAATGGATTCATGATTAGATAAAAAAAACCCCAGTACAACTAGACCGGGGTAGAACTGCCGAGATGGCAGAGAGGAGACAGCACTGAACAACTTCTATCCTAACCCATAAATTGCAATCTGTTTCATCTTGGACACGACATGGTGGGGTCTGCGGCCAACAATGGCGAGATCTCGACCCTCTCCCCACTGTTTGAACGTAGTCCCAGGATACTGACATCTACCTGCTTTTATCATCTCACTCTGATATTCGAAGGTGCAGTCTTCGCAGTACTCGTGCCCTGGAGCTGGTGGGTGCATCCGGGCGGTGTGCACCCAGTCGAGGTATTCCAGTCGGTTGGGGAAACAATCTGGGGTCATCCTAATTTCTCCAATGCATCACTGACAGATTGTATTGCGAGGGCCAGTGTATCCGCCTCCTGGTTGGGGGTGACAGGCTGGATTTTCAGAATGTAGTAGGCACTCTCCATAGCACTCAGGGCCTTCTGCAAGACGGGTTTAAACTCTTGTCTACGCATCTCGTGGAATCCGTCCCAGACGGCTCTCTCGACCTTGTGACCGTACTCTAGGGCCTTCATCTCTATCTCTTTACTGGGGCCTTTTATGCCCCTCCAGATCTGCATCAATTCAACGTCATTCATCCTATAAACCTCTCGATAATATTACGTGACAATGGTTTCTGACCTAGCAACCAAGACTGTATCCTACCCATGTCCCAAGTGATAATCTTGAATCTATTTGGTAGAATATATGCCGTACTGATCTTAGACTTATCCCAGTCTCTTACAAACTTACCCTTTATAATCATTGTTTCTGTCCTATGTCATTGATCTCTATAAAGTGTCTGAGTTCTTTTATCTCCTCACATAACCTTGCAATCATCATCATGTGGGTAACTTCCCCTCGCTGGTGATGGGGGTGAAACTCGGACCTGCTGGTGAGGTCCTTGATGTCCTTGTATTGGATTCGGGGTTCTGTACGGGGTTTCTCAGGGGCGATGGGGTCTCTCATGACAGAGGGCCAACCGTCCTCGAAATAAACCTCCTTGAGAACCCATTTCCCCTTCATTCATCACCTCTAGCCATGAGGATCATCACGCATCCCAGGCTGGTCATTAGACCTATACCCGTAAGGAATACATCACCTACTAGTGCGCCACCGATAGCAAAACCGAATGTGCCTACTAGTATTGTTTGGAATATAATATTAGGGTTCATATGATTACTCCAGATAAGATGGGGGACTCACAATCCCCCGGTGGGATTAGATAGCGTAAGCAGAACGGTCAGCTGCGCCGTTGATCCACTTGGGGGTTTTACCCCTACCGGACCATGTTGCACCCGACAATGGATCTCGATACTTGGCTGCGATCTTGTTTCCAGGCTTGGGACCTGTCTTGACCTTAGGGGCCTTGTCTAGTCCCAGGTCCTTAGCCGTGATCCCGTAAGCCGAGATCATGGTGCGAGCCATAGCGATTGCCTGCTCTTTCTCCTCCTCTTTGACCTTAGCTGCTTGGGCCTGCAAGTCTGCAATCTTGGCCTGCAATTCTTCGTAGTACATACACTCTCCGATGTGATGCCCCGTAAAGGGCGATAGAAGCCTCTCAGTGAGGCGAAAAGGGTTCAGGTGAGGCTACCCTACACGCAAGAATCAGAATCGCTTGTGGGGGCTGCTATGGGGACACTGATAGGACGCTCAGATCCGTCGGGCATGGTGGCGATCACGCGGATGTCGTCACCTTCCCGACTGATGTGCCACACGACGGGGTCTCCGTCGAGCAGCATATCTAGGATGTCCTGGGCGGTCGGGTTCACAGATACCCCAAAGGGTGGCCGTCTTCGTCGTGCACAGCTACCACCCAGTAGCGTCCTAGCTGTTTGATGGTGTAGGTCCATCCATCATCAAACTTGACGTTATCTTCGACGATGGATTCTGCACGTTCGCGAGAGGTTAAGTAGGTCATGGGGTCTCCGATAAGATAGGGTTAGCCGGTACAGCATCCGCAACATGGTGCGTCTTCGCATAGTCCACGAGCGTTACGGTATACGGTAGTCGACACACCGTTAGCGTTGAATGTTGCCGATCGTGTCCCACCTACTAGCACGGCTTTACGTGTCGAACGGTAGTAGATAATCCGATCACCAGGAAGGATATCCCGACCTGTTTTCGCACACTTGCTAGGGTATTTTGCTGTCATATACACGATAAATTCTCCGATAAGATAAGGTAGTGAGTGGATTATCAGGTAGATAACCCACCCTTGTCAACAGGTATTTATGCTGCCAGTGCGATACGGATTACCTTACTCATGGTCTTACCGTGAGCAGGATATGCGATCACAGCGACATCCTTGTCATAGCACGCACGACAGCCGTTACACTTGCCACCATGTTCGTATGCTCTGCACAGTGTTGCACCGGCTGGCACGCTGTCAGAGTCTGGCACGATCACAGACCCATGTCGTGAATCGTATTCACCTAGCACGCTGTCGCTAGAGAATCGCACGACTACATTCGGTAGTGCCTGCATCGATGCCAGTACAGACTTAAACTTCGCAAACTTAGCCATTCTCGTTGGAAACCAGTGCGATACCCACGGAGTGGCCTGCATCACAGCTAGAATTTTCTTCGCTAATCGAAGATCGTATGCGTCGCCACTGTCGAACCAGCGAAAGTAGCGATCAGAGTCTAACGCTGCGATCATATCGCTAACCCAGTCTGATCGTTTCCAGTCTTCGCGATTATGCTCTCGTGGTGCGCGCACATTAGAGAACCGATAGTTTCCCGTCGTGGCATAGCATCCGCTACATGCTGCCACTAGCTGTCCGTCGGATCCGATAGAACCCGGACACGTTTCTAGTGCCTGTAGACTCCACGAACGAATACCGTCAAGCTTAGATGTGATGCTGATACGGATAGATGAAGAGATAACCTTAAGGTTAGGTTTTGACATGGTGAACCCTCTAGATATGATTGTGATGTGATACCGGACAGTGTCCGCCGCTACCTACTGTCTACAATAGGTAGCAGCTGAGACTATCAGTAATTCCAGGGTGTAGCACCTAGCTGTTTAGCTACCTGTTTAGCTGTCTTGCGATCAGCGTAGATTGTCGTGCTGATCACACCCTGGTTGATCTCAGCACCAGTAGTGATAATCAGTGTGAATCCGCCGCGTGCCTTGTAGATGTGAGAGTACATGTTGTGTTTCCTATAAGATAATCCGGTATCAATGTGATCCGGTAGACAGATAGTCTCACAATATAATCATCTTGTGTTCTTTTTTTTCTTTTTTTTTATAGGTACTTTCCCTAATGTACAGATGTACAGTACTCTACCTGTCCTACCTGTACAGTGTCCTATATATGTATATAGGTAAGTAGGGTAGTGGTCTATAGATCTAGTCCGATCCCAGGTTGGGGTATTGGCATGGTGCGTGCCACATCTTTCCCGCCACACTTCCCTGGTCCCCTTTGGTCCCCTGCTCTGCTCTGCTTCCCTGCTCTACGCTTGCATCCTGCTCGAACCCTGCTCACTGCTCGCACGCTGCACTGGATTGGGAAGGGGCACACCACCGGACAACGTGCTAACATCCGACGATCCCCCGGCCCGATGCGGTGGGACATGACCCCCGTGTGTGCGCGCACCCAACCGTTCGCCCCCCCAAGAAAAATCCATGTCATTTAATCTGGCCCAGTTCTACAAGTTCTGTAGTGAACTTAAAATAGAGACTAAGGAACATGGTCTCAGGAAGATGGATAGGTTATTA